ACAGGCAAATACTGCTCATAATGGCTAAGGGTGTTGCACACTATTTCCGCGATGGCAGTCGTCATAAAGGCGGCAGTCACAAGATGCCTGACGGTTCTCTGCATAGCGGTGCAAAACACACAGCATCTAGCAAGCGGCTGTATCACTTTGCTGGCCTATCTGACACGGCAAAGAAAAAAGCCAGAAAGAGATCATAATGGCAAAGCAAGGATTGTATGCGAATATCCAAGCCAAGCGTAAGCGTATAGCGGCTGGTAGTGGCGAGAAAATGAGAAAGGTGGGGGCTAAAGGTGCGCCCACCGCAAAGTCGTTTAAGCAAGCGGCAAAGACTGCGAAAAAGAAAAAAGGCAAGTAATCATGGCTGGGTTACTGGATGATCCATATTATGACCCGATGGCGTTTGACTTTGCTATGCCAACTGGGGAGAACCCAGTCCGGCGGCAAGCCGCTAGAGACTTTGTTAGGGGTGTTGGATACGCCCCTTTTGACTTAGCTGGTGCGGCCGTTGATATTGTTAATATGCCCATTCATGGCATGGATTATTTGCTTGGCACTAACATCGCATCTGACAAGCCGTTTCTAGGCTCAGAAAGCCTGATACAAGGGTATAGCGATATAGGCAAGGCTACTGGCCTATTTGACTACCAAACACCTACTTACTCGACAGACGAGACTATGGGCAGGATTCTGGGTAGTGTTGTGCTTGATCCTGCCTTAGCAATTAATGTCACAAAAAATATTAATGCGGCTCGTCAAGCAAGAAGCATAAGAAACGAGGCTAAACAACTTGAGGAATCTGGTAATTTAATTGAAGCAAAGGAAGCCGCAGGGGTGGCATCTGTTTTAGAAACAGAAGCCGCACCTTTAACTGGGATCATCAAAAGGCTAGAAGAAAATGGACAAAAACCAGAGTTCACAATCAAAGATGATGGAACATACCTCACGGTCAAACCTTCTACATCAACTGGAGACAGCACCCCTCTGGTCAAAGATGTACGAGAAAGAATGTCAGGATCGCAGGAATCGGTTGACGAAACTTCTAAACTTACAAAAGACGAGATAGAATATATTACCAATAATCCTGAGATAAACCAAGCATATCAGATAGCTAACGAAATATCTTTAAGTGTTACTGGTAAGCCATATGAATATGACGCTTTAATTCCAGACCCAGCAACAGGCAGGGTAAGCAGTATTGCTAAACAGGCGGCTATTGGCAGAGCTTTTATGTTAGCCGCCGAAGGTTCACCAGAATACAAGTCATCTGTGTTTTCTGCGTATGGTGATAGATACCCACAGCTATTAGATACGATTGGCGCACAAAACTATGATGATCTAGTTGAAATGTCTTACCGCCAAATGGCGGCAGAAACTAATCAGCAATTTAATCGCCTTCCTGTGCAAACAACATATCATGGCGGTGATCTTGATTACACAACATCGTTAGGCGGCACTAATTCTTTGGCTATGCTTAGAGATGTTAGGCAAAATCAGAATCTAAATGTGTTTCGCGGCGGTGATCCTCATGAATTTCTGTACAGAGTTGACCCAAAAACAGGGCTGAACCCAAACGAAAAGTTTAGGGCTGTTCATGATTATTATGGGCATGGAATTTTAGGCAATAGATTTGACGCTACTGGCGAGGAAATAGCTTACGGTTCTCATTCTCAAATGTATTCGCCACTAGCTAGATTTGGGATGGCTTCTGAAACGAGGGGGCAAAATAGCGTTGTTAATTATTCCCCACTGAATATTGACTTAGAAAATAGATTAGCTCAACTCAAAGAGCAGTTGCCACTCGCTAAAACTGAAGCTGAAAAACAAGCCATAATTAATGAAATGGCTGAAGTAAATATGCAACGAGATTATGCGCCTCAAAAGGCTGTTCTTTTGCCGCCTGAAATGATTGACTTGTCGTATCAAGGCGGTATGCCAGATTATTTAAGGAATATTAATCGCCCTGATGCTGACACTGCCATTGATAATGTTCCTGTTGTTCATTACAGCAAAACTGGCGGCTTACTTGAGGTTGACCCATCATATGTTGGGACAAATATGGGTGGCGTTAGCGGTATTGCTAGACAAGAGGCTCAAGATATACGGTCTTACGCCATGCCTGACAGGTCTTATTATTTTTCACCTTCAAGGCCATCTAGAAACATAGACCCTGCCATGGAAGGTCAATATATTTATCAAGGTCTATTGAATGATGTCTATGATCCAATAGCTGACCCAGCAGGTTTAAGGGGTATGTCATTGCTTCATAACAAAGGAGTTTTAGACAGAAATTTGTTCATTAAAGACTTAGAGCAGTCGATTAAAGATTATGGTTATTCTGGATATATTGCGCCTTTTAACAATGAGATAAATGCTGTACAAGGGTTTTATCCACTAAGAGTTAAAGGGTTAAAATAATGAGCAAAAAAGACGATCTATGTTATCTGCCGACTGAGCGACTATGCTCGTTAAAAGAGGCTTTGCCGGATGAGTTTATGCCCAAAAACCAACATGAGATTACAAGGCAAGAAATAATCACATACAGAAAAACTGAAAATGGCTTACGCAGGGTTACATTTGTCAGGACTTTCGTTGATAATTGGCATCATGACTCTGTAACAGAGGAAGTATTAAGTTAATGCCACTCATCAAAGGTTACAGCAAAAAGAGCATATCTGAGAACATCCGGCGTGAGATGAAGTCCGGCAAGTCTCAGAAACAGGCGACAGCTATTGCGCTGGATGTGGCGCGGAAAGCTAAAAAGCGGAGAAAGAAAAAATGAATGTATGTCCAGACTGCCCCTATCGTGGGCGTTGCGAAAGCATGGGTCGTTGTATCCAAAAGCGAAATGCTGTATCTATTGAGCTACCACAGCCGAAGCCAGTGCCTGTAATTACGAGCAGTGGCAATGTTATGTCAGGCAAGGTGAAGGATGATAACTCGATTATATCGAAGGCCAAGACAGCCCTTTCAGGCGGTAAAAGCCGAACCAAAAAGTGAGTATAAGCGTTGCGCGAATTGCGTTACGCACAAAATATGCGATACTGAGATCAAATGCGTATATGGCGCAAAGGTAAAACGCAATGGCAAAAATGGACGACTACCAACTAAATAGCATCGTTACAAGTGAGATACGCGACTCGCTAAATCACTTTGATAGTGAGTACAGCGCAGAGCGAATCCGCGCCCTTGACTTTTACATGGGTGAGCCGCTTGGCAACGAGATAGAGGGTCGTTCACAGGTTATTAGCACAGACGTTGCGGATACCATTGAGCAGATCATGCCGAACCTAATGCGTGTCTTTACAGCCAATGACCAGTATGTGCGGTTTGCGGCAAGGACGGCAGAGGACGTAGAACGTGCTGACCAGATTACCGACTATGTGAACTACGTTATTAACCACGATAACGAGGGCTACAAAGTCCTGTACAACTGGTTCAAGGACGCACTGTTATTCCGGCTGGGCGTTGTCAAGTATTACTGGGAAGAAAAAGAGGATGTCACTGAGGAAGAATACGAAGACCTCAGCGAGATGGAACTTACCGCGCTCATGGCCAACCCTGACTATGAGATAGTTGGCACGATTTCTGAGCAAGCCACTGCGTATATGGTGGACGAGATGACAGGCGAGGAAGTGCCTATTGATAGCTCGTTCAGCGTAAAGGTTCGCGTTAAGCGCACATCCGGCAAAATTAAAGTTATTAATATTCCACCAGAGGAGTTTCTCGTTAACCGCAGAACGGTTGACCTAGATGACGCGCATTTTGTAGCGCATCGCACCAGCATGACTGTGAGCGATCTGGTGGCTATGGGTTATGACCGCGAAGTCGTTGAGCGACACGCTGGCACAGGTAGCGATGTTGACCTAGATGAAGAACGCTCAGTCCGTTATCAAGACCTAGAAGCCAACACAGGCATTGATGCCGCAGACCCAACACTCGCAGAGGTTGTCTATTACGAGTGTTATATGAAGGTTGATTACGATGACGATGGGATTGCTGAGTTACGCAGGATTGTCGCTATCGGCGAAGGTGGCACTGAAATCCTCAGTAATGAGCCTTATGATCATATTCCATTTGCAGTTGTCAGCCCCATTCTGATGCCGCACCGCCTGATCGGGCGTTCAATCTATGACATGACCGAAGACTTACAGGTTATTAAGTCCACACTGATGCGTCAGTATCTGGATAGCGTCTATACCAGCACATTGCCACGCATAGCGGCTGTTGAGGGCATGGTGAATCTGGATGACCTACTGGATGGAACGGCTGGCGGTATTATTCGCGTTCGTCAGCAGGGCATGATCCAGCCCATTCAGGGTAATCCTGTTGGCAATGAAATCCAGCCGTTGCTAGGATATCTGGATCAAGTCAAAGAACAACGCACTGGCATGAGCAAGGCATCACAAGGTCTTGATGCTAACGCCCTGCAATCCACAACAGCTAGTGCTATCAGCGCGACTGTGAGAGGCGCACAGGTAAAGCTAGAGAGCTATGCTAGGACTATGGCCGAGTGCGGCGTGAAGCAGTTGTTTAAGGGCATCCTGCACCTTGTGACCAAGTACGATAACAAGTCGCGGATCGTCAGACTGCGGAATAACTTTGTGCCGATTGATCCGGCAGAGTGGCATAGTGAGTTTGATGTCATTGTACAGGTCGGTTTGGGTACGGCTGACGATGAACAGAAGATTGCTTTCCTGCAAGCTATTGCGGCGAAGCAAGAGCAGATACTGCAAACGCTGGGCGCAAACAATCCTGTTGTCAGCCTACCGCAGTATGTGTCAACGCTGAGAAGCATTGCAGAGATTGGCGGCTTTAAGGACGCTGACCAGTTCTTTAACAATCCACAACAGATTGCTATGCAGATGCAAGCGATGCAACAACAGCCACAGCAAGACCCCAATGCGGCACAGGCGCAGATGGACATGGCTAAACTTCAGCAAGAGATGGCACTGAAGCGTGAGCGTATGCAGATGGAGATTCAGTTAGAGCGTGAGAAGATGGAAGCCGAGTTAGAGCTACGGCGGCAGGAACTCGCGGCAGAGGCACAACTCAGAGCAATCAAGGCGCAGACTGACGCTGAGATTAGCACCAACTTACCGAGGTAGATATGGCTAACAATGTAACCTTACCAAAACGCACAACGATTGGCGGTATGCCTCACAAGTTGGCTTACATTACGCCGCAGGAAGGTGACCTGTTAAAGCGCATGGGCGGCTCTGGTCAGATGCACAGAGGTGTGCCAGCCTATCCACCACAGGGCATGGTAAGTGCAATGGGCGGTTCTGCTACTGGTGCAGGTGATGGCGGTGCTACTGGCACTGGCGGTGATGGCAGAGGTTTAGCGGCTGATATTGCGGCAAACCAAGCAGTGCAAAATGCGATTGCCGCGATAGCTCAAGCTGAAGCAGAATCAGGGACAACATCTCAGAATGTACAGGCGGCAAATTTTGCTAAGAAATTTGGAATTAACATTGCTCCTAATGAGGTGGTGAATGTTGTTACGGATGACGCTGGTAATATTGTAAATGTGACCCACAATGCAACAGGTATTATGGGTAAGATAGCAGATATGTTCGGCGTAACTGCGACAGTCAATACTGGGTATAATACAGGCATAAATGCTCAAGCAGGATCACAATACGGTCGAGGTGATATTCCATCACAAAGAGTTGTACCTGCTGTCGTTGATGCGGCTGGTGAAAAACGTTGCCCGACAGGTTACTATTTTAACGAAACACTGCAAGCCTGTATCATGGATACACGCTCAACTAGCCCATTCCAGCCATCAGGCTCGATGGGCGTTGCTGAAATGTCCCCACCCACAGGCTACTATGCTCGTATGGGCTTACTTGACGAGCCACCATCAGGACTGCTAGAGGCTGGCTTTGGCTCGCCACAGGATTTTGCGGCGGCAAATACAGCTTTCCGCAGAGGCGCGGCTACACGCCCAAGTATGTACACTGACCCCTATAACTTACAAGGATATACACTCTTATCATGAATGAAGGAAAACTGCGTGAGCGTATGGATCGCGGCGAAAAGGCGGCGGCACTCCTGCGAAACGAAATCCTACAAGAGTCGTTTTCGTATCTGGAAGATCAATTTATTACTGCGTGGAAGGAATCTGGTGTCTCCGACACTGAGAACCGTGAGCGCATTTACCAGCTTCTGCAAGCCCTTACAGCATTGCGTGGACACATCGAAAGTGTGGTCATGGATGGTAAGATTGCGAAGACAAGTCTAGGTGGCTTGAAATGAAACCTCAATTTAGTTTATAAAGGATAAAGTGATGAGTACCGATAACTCTAATGAGAACGGCGCAATATCAGCACAAGATGCAGTAAGCCTGTTAATGCAACCCCCAGAGCCGGACAAGGTTGACGATGAACAGAGCGTAGAGGCGGCGGCAGTTGAAGAACAGCCAGAAGTCTCAGAGCCTGAGTATGACGAAGCCGAAGCCGATGCTGAAGCTGAAGAATATGACGGCGAAGATGTTGAGGACGACACTGAAGAAAGTGACGAGCCAGAGCAACCCGAAGTCTATACCGTCAAAGTCGATGGTCAGGAATACGAGGTGACGCTTGATGAACTCAGATCAGGATACAGCCGTCAACAGCATTTTACAAAGCGTAGTCAGGAACTTGCCGAGCAACGCAAAGCCTTTGAACAAGAGGTTTTGGAAACAAGGCAATATCGTGACGCTTACGCTCAACAGCTTGAGCAATTAAGCAACCAACTCCAGCAGACAACTCCTAGTGAGCCTGACTGGTCGGCACTAAGTCAACAGTATGAAGCTAAAGAGCTTTTTCAGATGAAGGCCGAATACGACAGACGCAAGGAAGAAATTGCGCGAGTCGAACAAGAGCGAGAGCGCATCGCTCAACAGCAAAGCGTTGAAGCGCAACATCAGATGCAACAGCATCTGGCGACACAAAAAACAGAAATGCTGGAGCGTATTCCGGCATGGCGTGATGAGGGTCGCAGAAACAAAGAGCGTCTTGATGTCATTAAATATGCACAGGATGTTATCGGCTTCAGCGAACAAGAGATTGCAAATGCGTCTGACGCAAGAGCGATTGAGATGCTGTACAAGGCATGGCAGTACGACAAGCTCCAAAAGGATGCCCCTGCTGTCAAGAAGAAAGTCCAAAGCGCACCAAAGGTTGCGAAGGGCGGTCAGCCTAAAACAAAGGCTCAAGTTCAAACTCGTCAACGCCGTGACGCTATGAATAAACTTACGAAAACTAAGTCTATTGATGCGGCGGTGGAATTTTTAATGTCAGGTCGTTAACAGGAGCTTATTATGACCACTTTTACCACATCAGATGCCATTGGTGAGCGCGAACAGCTTGCTGATGTCATTTATCGTATTGACCCAGATGAGACACCAATCTTCTCTGCGGTTAAAAAATCAACGGGCAACGGAATCTTCCTTGAGTGGCAGATTCAGGAACTAGCCGCCGCAAGTGCTACCAACTTTGCAACTGAAGGTGCTGATGCGTCAATCGCCGCCGCAACACCAACTGTTCGCGCTGGTAACTATATGCAAATCTCACAGAAGGCTTATGCTGTTTCCAACACTTTGGAACAGGTTGACAAAGCTGGTCGTGAGCGTGAATCCCAGTATCAGCGTGTGCTGAAATCTCTGGAACTGCGCCGTGACATTGAGAAGGCAATCGGCGATACCAACGTAGCACGTTCTGGGTCTGACCCTCGTAAGTCAGCATCGCTGATGACTTGGATCACCAACGGTTCTGTTGGCTCTGGTTCAACCTTCTCTGCTGGTCTTGGAACTGACGCTGTGACTGTTGGTACAGCCGCTTCTCGTGGTCTGTCACTGGCACTCATTGATGACGGTATGCAGGACGCTTGGACAGACGGTGGTTCACCAAAGATGATGGTGACCTCTGCCGCCAACCGCGCTGTGTTCTCTGACCTCAGTGCATCCAGCAACTTGGTTAACAACCAAGTGAACATGACGAAGGCAAAGGAAGTCACCTATGTTGGTTCAACCTCTGTCTATCTGACTGACTTTGGCACGATTGAGGTTAGCCCATCGCGCTTCATGAGCAACGACAAGTTGTTCTTGATTGATCCAGACTTTGTTGAAATCGCCACCTTGAACGGTCGTAACTTTGCTGAGAACAGCATTGCGGCTACTGGTGACGCTGAAAAGTTCCAGATCATCTGCGAATGGACACTCAAGCCACTAGCACCAAAGGCTCACGCCGCTGTGCTTGACCTAGACGGTACTGCCGCCTAACTAATCCTGAGAGGGGCGGTTCGCCGCCCCTTTCTTTTGCGAATGAGAATAATTATCATTATCATTAACACAGGTGATTTATGAAACGCCCCCTGATTACTGACCCCACAACAGGGAAGACCGTGTACCTTCAGAGCGATACTGAGGGTGATCACATTGTTACAGAGCAGAAGTTTGACACCCTACTAAAGATCAACAAACAGATGAGCGATGACTGGAATTATGGTCAGATGCGCGGCACGCAGAAGCACATGGCGCACATTGCCGAAATACCTAATGTATTGTATCATCACCTCTTGAAGACGCTGGGCAAGCCTAGCGAAAACCCAAAGGCATGGAAGCAGTGGCTCAACGATGGTGAGAACCGCGCTTTTAGAACTGGTGGCGGCAACGTATGAGCATTGGCACTTATTCAGAACTCAAGACAGCTATTGCCAACTTTCTGGCAAGGGATGACCTGACCGCGCAGATACCTAACTTTATCCAGCTTGCAGAAGGCCGGATGTCACGCGAGTTAGAGACACGCGAACAGGAAAAGCGGTCAACGGCTACACTAACGGCTGGCGATGAGTATATTGCCCTGCCGACAGATATGCGTGAGGTGCGTGAGGTTAAGTTAAACACCACACCGATTACCGTACTCAGCTATCACAGCCCAGTGTCTCTGGACACGAGTTACCCTGATTCTTCCACTGGCAAGCCTCTGGGCTTTAGTATTGTCGGGCGCGAGATGAAACTGCGTCCGATCCCAGACAGTGCATATACGGCAGAAATCGTGTATATTGGGTCGTTAACGGCAATCAGCGATAGCAACACACCAACGCTATTTCTGAGATCGCCTGACTTGTATTTGTACGGTGCATTGGCAGAAGCCTATGCGTATTTGCTCGATGAGCAGAGAGCCGCACAGTATGATCAGAAGTTCAGCCGTGGCATGGAAGAAGTTAAGGTTGATGAGCAGAGGGCGCATTATGGAACAGGCTCACTGCACATCAAGTCTATTTACAGCAAGCAAAATGCGAGTATGGAGTAACCTATGAGCGCAATGTCAGACTATCTTGAGAATAAGGTGCTTGACCACATTCTCGCCACAACTAGCTATACAGCACCAGCCACGGTGTATGTTGGCCTGTCAACTGGCTCATTTGCTGACGACAACTCCGGCACAGAATTGTCCGGCTCTGGTTATGCTAGAGTAGCGGCAAGTTTTGGTGCGGCATCATCCGGCACTGCCAGCAACAATGCGGCGATTGAGTTTTCTGCCGCGACTGGTGACTGGGGTACGGTCAGCCATTTCGGCATCTTTGACGCAAGCACCACTGGCAATCTCTTGATTCATGGATCGTTCACAGCGTCTAAGGTTATTGCTACTGGTGACATTTTACGGATTCAGACAGGCGATTTAGACGTATCAGCCGATTAAGGGGCAATCATGGCTACCCTTGAGCAATTAGATAGCTGGGGTACGATGGATGCTCTGGATGGCTTTGGCACTTTAGAGCAACTAGATGACCTATCGTTCCAAGACGCTGTTTCAGCAGTCTCATTTGCGCTCACAGCCGCCTCTTTATATATAAAGCTAAAATCATTGGCGGCATCTGTAAACGCCTCTGTGACAGCCTCTAACGCCGCCACAAGGGTAAGGACTGATAGTGCGACTGTCACAGGCGTGGCCTCTCTGTCTGCGACTATCACACAGATTAGGCAGTTAGCGGCATCAGTATCAATGGCGGTAACAGAAACCACTGCCGCCACAAGAGTGCCAACAGTTTCATCTAGTGTAATATCTGTTATAACAACCGTATCCGGCGTTAATGTCGTTCTTAGGGTCAGTGCTAGTGTAAATACACAGGCAACAGCGCAAAGCGGCTCTAACGCGACATATGCGCCATTAAGTGCTATAAACATAGCGGTGACACAAGACACCACTGCCAAGATTATTGGCGAGGACTGGTCAGACAGTGCTGTCGGCTCAGAGACATGGACTGATAGCGTATCTGATGATGAGGTTTGGAGTGACATTGCTGACGGTGTTGAAACATGGTCAGATATTGCTATTGGCAGTGAGGTTTGGTCTAATGCGTCTGTTGGCAATGAGGTTTGGTTAGTACAATGATTACATTCGGCGAATGGCTACCTGATCAGCCAGATATGAACAATGCTATCGTGACGGCTAACAACGTCATTCCTGCGGCTAACGGCTACCGTTCCCTGCCGTCATTTACCCAGCTATCAACATCTGCCAGCGACACGCTTCTGGGCATTTATTCGGCTAAAGCTGATGATGCCTCTATTACATTGTTTGCTGGAGATGCTAGTCGCTTATATGAATTTAACACAGGCGATAGTGGCCTTGATGATGTATCAAACGGCACATACACGCTAACAAGCTCTGAACGATGGAGATTTGTGCAGTACGGCAACGATGTGATTGTAGCTGGCGGCATTGGTGAGGAACTGCAATATTGGGATTTAGCAACATCAACGCAGTTTGCAACGCTTTCCACTGACGCACCGAAGGCTGACTATATCGCGGTGGTGCGTGATTTTATCTTTACTGCCAACATTGATGAAGGCTCTGGGCGCAAGCCTTACCGTGTTAAGTGGTCAGGCTTTGATAGTGCAACAGACTGGACAGCCGGAACTAATCAGAGCGATTTTCAGGACATCCCAGATGCAGGTGCTATACAGGGCATAGTTGGGGGCGAATTTGCCACCATCTTTATGGAAAAGGCTATTGTTCGCGCCACTTACACTGGCTTGCCGCTTGTGTTCCAGTTCGACAAGGTTGAACCCAATCGCGGATGTAAGATTGCTGGCTCTATCTGTAACATTGGTCAGCTATCGTTTTATTATTCTGACTCAGGCTTTTATATGTGGGATGGTCAGCAGTCCAGACCTATTGGGCAAGAAAAGGTAGACGATTTCTTTAATACGGATTGCGACTTTAGCTATATCAACAAAATTACATCCGCAGTTGATCCTATCCGGCAGATAGCGGTCTGGTCGTATGTATCAACATCCAACACAGGATCAACGCCAGACAAGTTGCTTATCTATAATTACTACCTAGACAGATGGTCTAGCGCAGATGTCGACAGCGATCTTATTGCGCCATTTTTTACGGCTAGCTACACTTTAGAAGACCTAGATAATGTCAGCACTAACTTAGATACAATACCAGCAAGCCTAGACAGTAGTTTTTGGCTTGGTGGCGAGTTTTATCTGGGTGGTGCATTAGCTGATCAGATGTATGTGTTCTCAGGTGCGGTATTAGATGGCACTATTGAGACTGGTGAGTTGCCGTTAGCGGCTGGCAAGCATAATCTTGTTACACGCATTTACCCTTACTATGACGGTGGGTCTGTGACATTACAGGTTGGGACTAGGGACGCACTATCTGACAGTGTTACTTTCACCAGCGCGGTGTCACCTAATGCAGACAATTTCGCTAATTTCCGCGCACAGGGTCGGTATCATCGCCTGAGAATGAACATCACAGGTGAATGGGACTTGGCACAGGGCATTGATGTTGAGGCTAGGGAGATTGGGCGCAGATAATGACAATAGCGCAGAGAAACACAAATTTCCGCACACTTAATCCGATCAATGCAACTACACGCGAAATTGCAGAGGTTGTTAACCGAACAATCGAAGGCGGCCTTAATAGTGTTGGCTATGTGACATTGCCATCCACCTCAACCCAAGTTACAGTTGATGAGCCACGCTATACTATACAGAGCCTTGTTTTCTTCACAGGGGTTAATCATAATCCTTGGCATCATAACCCCTATATTGACGGCAGTAGTACGAATGGCACAATGGTTATAAACTATGACAATTCAGGACACGATGCAGACTTTGCATACCTCATTATTGGATGAGTGGGAGCGATGCCAGCACTGGATAGAGGCGGCACTGCCATATGCAAGTAATAGCCACGGTATAAACGATGTGTGGCTGGCGGTACAGAATGGCAAGGCACAGTTTTTTCCTAGAGAAAAGTGTGCTATTGTAACGGAGATTGTTGACTATCCGCGCCGATCTGTTTGCCGTATATGGTTAGCTGGCGGTGATCTTGATGAGTTAATTGATGCCGAAAAAGACATTGCTCAATGGGCTAGATCAATCGGCTGTTCAGGAATGGAAATTATCGGTCGTAAAGGCTGGCAACGCAAGCTAACGGACTATCAACCCAAGTCCACTGTTTTTGTAAGGGAACTATGATATGAGTAAGGGTGGCGGTTCAACCAGAACCATTACAACGCAAACAGCCGCACCAGAGTATGCACAGCCGTTTCTAAAGTATGGGATGGCAGAGGCACAGCGTCTGTATGAATCACCAACACCGCAATATTACCCAGAAAGCACTGTGGTGGGATTTTCGCCAGAAACACAGATGGCTCTATCAAGTGCTAGGCAAAGAGCTATTTCTGGCAGTCCACTAATCGGACAGGCGCAACAAGCCTATCAGACTGCCGCAATGGGCGGTATGCAAAATTTAGCCTTACCCTATGCACAACGCCTAGCTAGTGGGGTTGATTTTTCCAGACCGATGTCGGCGTTTGAGAGTGCGGCAATGGGTGGCTATACTAGTGAGGCGTTGCCTTTAGCTAGGCAGTTGTCTGGCGGCATAAGTTTATCTGAGCCTATCGAAATGACACGCAGGACTGCGGCTGGGGAGTTTCTTGGGGGAACTCCACAAAGAGATTTAGCCATTGAGAGAGCTTTAAGACCAGTTCAAGAGCGTTTAGAGGGGCAACTTTCTCTATCTGGTAGATATGGCTCTGGCTATGGTCAACAGGCTATGGCTCGTGAATTAGGAGGAATTGCGGCTGATATTGCTTATTCAGACTATCAGAGAGAAAGAGCAAATCAACTTGCCGCACAGCAGAACCTAGCGGCATTGCAACAAGCCCAGTACGGCTCTGCCATGCAGGGTCTAGGTGCGTTATCAGGCGAATCTGCCGCAGATATTCAGAGGCGGCTTGCCGCACAACAGCAAATTGCACAGTTGCAAGAAGCTGGTTTTCAGACTGGTCTTAGCGGTCTTGGCGCACTTGGCAATCTTTCTAGTGAGGCTATTAACAGACAGTTACAAGCGGCTGGACAATTACCTCAACTTTCCGAGCTTGATTATCTTGGGGCGCAACGTCTTGGCGAGGTTGGCGCGGCTCGTGAGGCACAGGCTGGCGCAGAACTCGCGGCTAATATCGAGCGTTTCCAGTTTGAGCAAGCAAAACCATATCAGAAACTAGGCGATTACTTGCAGATGGTTCAGGGCGGTTCTGGTGCGTTGGGTGGTCAGGCAATCACGCCACAGTTTAGACAGCCATTAGCAGGTGCGTTAGGCGGTGCATTAACTGGCGCACAACTGGGAAGCCAACTAGGCTTTACTGGTGTTGGTGGTCTTTCGCCATTCGCTATTGGCGGTAGCTTACTGGGGATGATGTAACATGGCTAACGGATATAACATACCAGCCCCACGAGGGTATCTTCCACCTCAGACTAATTTAAGGGTTGCGACACCTTTTGGCGGTCAAGCGTTGCCAATGAACACAAATGTAGGACAACCCAGCCCATTTTATGACATGAGGCCATATCAAGAGATATTTGGCGATCCAACAAGGGATTTATTTTCGCCAACTATGGCGGCTATTGCGGCTAGAACCAAACAGCCAACAGTGACACCGCAGACACGATTCACTGGGCAAGTAGCACCAGCCTCTTATATGTCGCCAGCGTTATCGCAAATGCCATCACAACAAGTCACGCCAAAAACACCACCTAGCGGCTTGGATCAGTTACGAGCCGCACAGTTACGGATGCCAGCAAAAGGTAGCCCAGAGGCCGCAGGATTGTCTGCGGCTGGCACACAGTTACTAGCGGCTGGTGGTTGGCAAGATAGACCAGTATCACTAGGCCAGACATTAGCATCTGGGATGCAAGCCTATACCACAGCAAAGAAAGAGGCTGAACAACTGCAATATGATAGGCAACGGCAAGCGTTAGCGGATCAGCTTGCAATGGCTGGTTTCCAGCTTGATGTGCAAAAGGCTATGACGACAGAGCCTTCTAAAGCTCGTCAGGCGGCGATGGACATAGGGCTTGACCCAGATTCCCCAGAAGGTCAGCAGTGGATGAGCGAATACCTCATGAAGTCTGGTGGTGTTACTGTTGAAGCACCTAAGACAGAATCTGCTTATCAGTCTGAGTTAGGTAGGTACGCTGTAACTCGACTAAAAGGTCTGGATGAAGAACTCTTAAATGAGCAAACAAACATTGTTCCGCGCCTAAATCTCATTGAGTCAGCACTGGAAAGCGGTAGCGTAACAACAGGTGCTGGCAGTGAATTTCTTTTAGATGTTAAAAGAATAGCTAACACAATGGGTGTTTTGCCCTCTGATCAAATAGATCAATTAGGAGATCAGGAATTAGTACAGAAAACTATTTCTTACCTTATTCCGCGATACAGGGTGGCTGGGTCAGGGTCAACATCTGACATGGAGATTAATTTATTTTCTGCGGCAGTTCCTAGCTTGTCTACAACAACTCGCGGAAACTTAATCCTTATTAAGGGCATGAAGCAGATGTCACGGTTCAAAAAGATGTATCGTGATCAATACATGAATTACCTAAGTGAAAATCAAGGCGATCCTACTGGATTTGAGCAACAGTTTGGGGCAAGCGGAGCATCACCGTTCTACTCGCCTGACAGCAATGAGGAATTAGACAGTCTGGTCGAAAAAGGCTTTATACGCGAGGGTGATGTTTTCTACGATAGCGTAAGTGGCGGCTTTCAGATTTATGGGTAATTAAATGGCTAAAAAATTAGGCGAAGATTTAGAGTATAGTAAAGGCAAAAAGCGCGACTGGAAGCAAGTCCTAACGGATGTGGTTCGTGAGGTTGGGGCTGGCCTGATGTTTGGTACGCATGATGAAGCTAGTGCCTTTTTAATGTCGTTAGGTTCTGATAAGTCATACGGCGAAATTAAAGAAATAATTGACAAAGACAGAGCGACTTTCCAGCAAGAAAACCCTGTTGCCGCTATGGGATGGCAAATGCTTGGCTCAGTTGGGTCAGCACCATTAACAATGGCAAAAACTCTAACAGGAACAGCCGCTAAGTCTACGGCTGGCGGTGGTTTGTACGCTGGTGCAGAATCTGACTTTGATCCTGCTACGACTTTAACAGGCGCAATGCTTAGTGGTGTAATCTCACCGTTAACTTTTGTGCCGCCTTTTAAGGGTGTGCCGCAAGACCCAATGGCACAGCCATTGAAGAAAATGGGCATACCATTGACGATAGGCCAACAGTCTGGCGTTAGAAGCGGAATGGGGCAGTTTGAGGAAGCGTATGCTCAAACTATGCCGTTTGTTGGGTCAATAGTACAGAGAGCAAGGGAACAGGCAAAGGTACAGTTTAATAGAGCAACGATTGATGAGGCTCTAAGACCGCTTGGCGTTAAAGCCCCAGAGGGGTTAGAGGGGAATGCTCTTTATGCTTGGGCAAATAAAACCCTAAATAATGCTTATGATGAAGCACTAAGCCCTATGAAATTGCAAGGCACACAGGTTGGCGGTGAATTATCTACGATTTACAATAACAATCTAAAGGGTCTGACTGTTTCAAGAGAGTACAAAGACCCTGCCGCTATTGAAATGAGCAAGATCATTGAAGACTTGAAAAATTTTGGCGGTAGTGGCTCTGACATTAAGAGAATTTTATCAGAAATAGATATGAAAACGGTTCAGTATAAAGCTGATCCAAACGTCAACAGCCAAAAGGTTGGGGATGCTTTTGAACAGTTTGGTGATGATATCGTTGCATTACTAGCAAGAAATAACCCCGATAGCGCACAAGCGTTAAGAAACGCTGATAGAGCGTTTAAGCGTTATCTGCCAATCCGCACAACCGTTCAAAAGGTTGGTGTTCAATCAGAGACTTTTGGGGCTGAAACATTCACGCCGTCACAGTTATTAAGCTCTATTACAACAGGCGACAAAACTGCACAAGGCAGAGCTTTGTTGGAAATGGATTCGCCTGTACAGCAAATTGCCAAAGCCGCGCAAGCAACTATTGGAAGCAAGCCAGTAGGTAGCCAAACGGCACAAAGACTTTCCGCAAAAGAGCTATTGGAATCTGCGGCATTAATTGGTGCGCCTACTGGGTTATTGGCAACAGGCGATCCTGCTGGGATGGTGGCAGGGGCATTGCCGTATGCTTATGGGTTGAGTTATTTAGCACCAGAAACGTCAGCAAGGGTAGTTTCTGGAGCAGGGCAAGCATTGAGGGGGCTTCCTTTTGCAACATCAGTACAAGCCGCGCCTTATGTGCAACAGAGCTTACTTGCTGACCAGTAGGGCAAATGATATAAACACACCAGAGGCAGTGACACATGAGCAAAGATAAATTAACCGATTACAGCGCAACGGCGGCTTCTAATACGGACATTGGCGGCATCAACATTGATGAGGGTATGCTACCCAGCAATGTGAATAACGCCATTCGTGAGCAGATGAGCCATCTAGCTGATTTTGCGGATGGTACTACTGGCATTGATGTCCTCAACTTACAGGATGATGACGCAAGCCATTCCATCAAGATACAAGCACCTGCCTCAGTCACAGCTACCACGACATTCACTTTGCCTGACGGTGACGGCTCTGCTAACCAGTCACTTGTCACTAACGGCTCTGGCACACTGTCGTTTTCTACCAGACTGGCAAACGTAGTCGAGGACACCACACCCCAGCTTGGCGGCAACCTAGACACCAACGGCAACGACATCACTGGCACTGGCGATATAAACATCACTGGCACGGTGACGGCTGATGGGATTGAAAGCACTTGTGCGGCTGGTGATGGAAACCTTGCGCTTCAAGCATATCATCCGACATCAACATCAGCACGAGACATTGCAAAGTTTCAATCAAATGTTGGAGGTACACAAGTTGACCAGATGGTCATCGGTTGTGATGGTAACGTAGACATCACTGGCACAGTGACGGCTGATGGTGTTCTGAACAACAACAAGTCAGAGTTTTTTGCATCAGAAAGCGCATTGGTTTCCACAGGTAGCACTGCAAAAGTCTATGCCACAAATAGCACTTTTGATGGTGTAAACGGCTCACTTGTTCTGCAAAGCCGTCCAACTTCTGGTGCTGATGTTTACATTGCTACAGGCGCAACACCTAAAAAAGTGGCAAAGTTTGATGATGGCGGCGACATCAGCTTCTACGACAATACAGGCGTGACGCAAGGTTTCTTCTGGGATGCCTCAACACAGCGATTAGGGCTGGGAACACCAACGCCTAGTAGACTATTAGATATTGAAAGCAATGTGCCAGTAATCCGATTAACCGACACCACTACTTCTGGTTTATACCACGAAATATTAGGTGACGGTGATAGCCTGTCAATAGAAGCTGATGATGGAAATGTTGGCTCAAGTTCTTCCGTTAACTTTAAGGTTGGTGGCACTCAACGCATGACCATCGACAGCGATGGTATAGATGTCACTGGCACAATCACCAGCGATGGGCTGACTGTTCAAAACACTGCCGCTTCAAACGCACAAATCGTTATTGAAAACACATCTGCGGCAACTAGCACTGACTACAAAATTGTTGCTGGAAAAGTAGGCGTTAGCAACGAAGGCTTCAGTATCTATGACAGCGCAAACGCTACGACAGCGTATTACATAGATAACAGTGGTAACCACGAGTTTCTTGGCGGCAATGTGGGTATTGGGACTACCAGTCCAACTGGTAAGCTAGATATTGTTGGTGGCTCTACATATCAACCACACCTTAGAATAACTAATAGTGCTGGTGGTGGTAGAATATATGGAATTAATGTTGGGGTTGCTGCATTAAGCAATGGTTATTTCTCTATTAAAGATGAAACTGCTGATGCTTACAGAATGGTTATAACAGATTCAGGCAACGTGGGCATTGGGACGAGTTCGCCAATAGCGCAAAGTAAATTAACTGTTGCTGGAAATTCATTAAGCATTACAGGTTCTGATGGTGACTTTGGTGCTGGCGGTGTCAGGGGTATGCTTGACCTTGCTGGCGGCTATTTGCGGATGGGGGCATTAAATGGCGGTGGTTCTGCTAATGGTGTAAAGCTAATCACACCATCTGGTGGCGAGGTGGTTATTGTTGACAGCAATGGCATTGATGTCACTGGTAGATTAAGAACTTCTGGGTATATTCAATCAGGTGAAGGTACAGGTTCTGTAGCACTTACAACTAATGATGGTCATGGTAATGCAAATTTAACTTTTAATCATGCTTATGGTGTTCCTGATGTAAACGGCTCATCATACAGAATAGAAACTGGTGTTGATTCGGCCAGTGCCTCTATGAACTTTGATTTAGCCTCAAGCACAACAGCAGGAGTTGGGGTCACTCTGCCCACAATAATGAGTCTTAACCCATCAGGCATGAATGTCAATGGCGACATTAACGCAGTAGATAACATCTATCTTGCTCGTTACCTTTACCATGAAGGCGATACAGATACCTACATTGATTTTATCGCTGAAAATGAAATGCGTGTTGTAACTGCTAATTCTGAAAGTATTC